TCAGCGCATGATCCTGGCGGGCTCCACGGCCTCGTCCTCGGTATCGCCGGGGCTGAACTCCTTGTCTGCGAAGAGTTCGGCGAGCCCCGTGATCTGTTTCAGGCGCAGCAGTTCGTCGCGATCCATGCCGATGTGGCGCATGATCCACTGGTCGGACATCTGTGCCCGCGTCAGCTCGGCGACGATTTCGCTCATCAGCTCTACGTTGTGTGTGCCGCGCGCCCGGTTGTGGCGGATGGTCGAGGCCATGCGGTTCGAGATGTCCTTTTCGATCACCGCCACGGGCAGCAGGCCCCTCTCCCGTTCGTAGATGCGTTTCGACCGCTTGAGCACCAGGTAGCGGTGGTAACCGTCCACCAGTTCGTAGAGATCCTTTTCGGCATCGTAATAACAAACGCACGGCATCGTGTAGCCGTCCTCCCAGATCGACAGCTCCAGCAGTTTCATTTCGGGCGGGGCTACGACGTTGGGGTTGTAGCTGTTCGCCACGACTTTCTCCACCGGCACGGCTCTGACGTCATAGACAGGGCTCCGGTACGTTGCTTTTGTCGGAGGGTTGCAGTAACGATTCATATTTTTCCATGATTTTATTTCGGCGCTGCGTCTCGCTTTTGTTCGGCGAGAATCCCATGTATTTGCAGGCATGGTCGTTCTTCAGGATGCAAATGCAGATCCGCTTGAACGTCGGCAGCCGGCTGAATTCCGGAAGGTCTATGTCGTCGAGGTATTCCATGCGCACCGGACGTTTGTCCGTCCGGTAGGCGCTCTTGCCGCCGATTTCAATCCGAATACCCGCCTTTTGCAGCTTTGCGATGGTTTCGTCGGGGAGGCACCCGCCCTTCTCGCGCCAGAAACGGATGCTTACGGAGAGCTTTTCGAGGTAGTTATTCCGTGTCCGCTCCGGAAGCGTCGAGAGCAGGAAATGCATGTAACCTTCCCAGGTCATCCCTTTCGGCAGCTTGACCGATTGCCAGCCGGTGGCAGCCGTCCGGCCGTACAGCGCCGCGAAGTTGGCGCCGTTGACCCGGCCGATCATGCGGCCCCACGTGTCCGGGTCGATGGCCTTGTAGAGATGCAGGCTCGAAATCGCCTGCGAGATGAAAGGGCTGGCTACGCGTTGGCTCTCCAGCGGTACGCCGGCCATGTAGAAGAGGTCGTAAATACGGTTGTAGGGCCAGCCGAACCGGCCGTTCGCCGTCCAGATGTCGGTCGTGAGCCAGTCGTAGAGCGGGTAGGCGTTGCAGATTCCGCCGCCGACCCATTGGCGTATCCACCGCTTGCCCGAAAATCGGTGGTGGTTGCGGTCGCTGTATATGGTGCGCCAGCGGTTGAAACTCTCCTGCGTGCGGATGCCGATCAGGCAGCACGTGCGTGCCGCCCGGTTGCGGGCGTGGAGCCACTCGGCAAAGCAATTCTGGAATTCGTAGTCCCACATGTCGTCCCTGAAGAACGGGAAGTCGCGGTGCGTGAGGCAGTCCGCAGGCATCTCTCGCACCCACAGTTCCCGCTTGGACTCTTCCCACGGCCTCCAGTACTGCTGGAACATCGAGGTACAGGTCAGCACCTTGAACGGCACGCAGACCCGGTAGACGTCGAGTATGTCGGCGTTCGCGGCCAGCGTCCGGTTGACATAGTCGACCGTGTCGCGGTACTGTATCTCGTAGTCCATGTGGAATACCCCGATGCGGCGTTTCAGATGGTGCCGCCGTATGTAGTCGATGCACAGGTTGAGCAGCACGCCGCTGTCCTTGCCGCCCGAGAAGGAGACGTAGACGTTGTCGAAGAGATCGAATACGGTTTTCAGCCGTTGCTGTGTCCGCTCGTAGACGTTCATGGCTGCGGACGTTTATTGTCGTACTGCATCGCGACGTACTGCTTCCACTCCCGGATTGCGGCGAACCCCTCGGTGCGGAATATCTCCGCATGGCGGATCAGCGTGACGGAACGTATCGTATAGTCGCGGCCATAATACCGGACGACCTCCCGCAGGAACCGCGCGAGCAGCTGCGGGTCGTCGCCCGAGACATAGTAGTTGTTGATCCTTGCGATCCCGCTGTCGGTAATCTCCACCGGCACGAATCCGTAGACATTTTCACCTTCCCAGGCGACGAACCACGTATGCGAACGCGAAGTCCAGAACGGATAGTTGTTGTTCTGGCGCAATACGCTGCGCCGCATGACCAGAGGCGCGACGAGTGTGTAGAGGCGAGGCGAAGTTCCGTCCAGTTTTTCGATTGTCATATCCCCGATGCCGCATTTGCGGACTGAATGTTGTATATTTGCGACTGAATCTTCCGAATATATGGGTTGTCATCACAAATATAACAAATTACGCCCGTTTTCTCAAATTTTTCGGCCTCGGGGATAGATGTTTCAATCCGGTTTCCGTCCGGAAAGCACCGCCGGAAACCTGTAAGAACGACGGGGAAAACCCGGACGGGAAATTCAACCCCGGCTTTCCATGCTGTCAGCCGAGGGATTGACGCTCACCACGTCCTGCTCTATTTGCCGCTGCGTAGGCGTTCCGTCTTCGGTGGCAGGGGTGATGGGGCCGCCGTCGGCGAGTATGTCGTCCGGGGTGATCTGGGTGACGGGGATTTCCTGCATGCCTTGCGATTGTCTTACGTCGGCCTGCGCTGCCTCTTGCCGGCAGGACGGATGGTGTTGGTCGGTGTTTTTCATCGGTTCTTTTTTGGAAAGTGTGCTGCAAAGGTCGTACCGCGATGGGGAAGGGCGTTGCTGAAGGCATCCAAGCCCGGCATATCGGGGTTTGTCCGAGGTTTTTTCCTTTTTTTCCGTTGGACGGCACCCCGGAAATGGAAACCCCTGCAAATGTTAATTTGCAGGGGTTTCGCTCGATTTCGCGGAGAGTGGGGTTACGGAGTTGCAATCTGCTATTATTTGATTATTAGCAATTTGCATGAGCAATTCGCGGGCGAGGTCACACCTCGGTGACAACGGTAATGACTACTCTCCGTCACAGATGTAGTCATCGTCCTCTATAAATCCTTTATTTAAGTCTTCTTTAGGGGTGTATTGCTCCGCTATTTTTCCCGTTGTAACTTGCTCTGTCCGTGTGCATACTTGCAGTGGTTACGACTTGCTTGGGTATACCGATTTGACTGTCAAAGAACTAATCTTTGCCTGCTAAGTTCGGTACTTAATTCGGATAATTCAAGTTATAATTAACTTTTAGTAGATGTGTTTGGGAGAATGTCTATTTCTTTTTTCTTGAATAGTGTTTATCCAATTCGGTCCATACATTACTACTATAGTAATAAGATTTCTGTGCTTTAGGATTATCTGGATATAATGTTAACTTATGGCATAGTTTATCATTCTTTTTGATTTCTTTTATCGCCACATAGAATGATTTGTCCTGTTTGAAGTTGTTATATCTTGTACGGCACATTTCAACCAATTTCTTAAACGTATAAGGAAATCGTCGCCTAATCTGCTCCTCACTGAGTTTTATTGGAATTCCATCTGGGCTATATGAAACGCCAATTGATTCAAAGGAATTACCTTTTTTAAAATCGACATCGATAGTAATGGCTATATCGAAGTCGCTGTCCTTTTCTTCTTGAGAAAGTTTCTCTTTTATTAGATTGATATAATTAGTAGTTTCTTTTGTCAATGTACCTTGAACTATTTTTTGTTCATCAATATACGCCAGAGGCATAAGGTATAAGTTGTAAGATGACAAGTCTATTTCTAATCCCCAGGATTTAACAATCCCAATATAATTTTTAATACAAGCAAAGCCTAATTCCTGGACTTGCTTTGTAATAGATGTATCATTGACAAAATGGATGGAGTTATCACGCAACTCAATTAAAGCTTCTATATTACCTCTTATATTAGTAGGCAAAAGATCTTTTTGATGCAACTTCTCAATTGCCGATGTAATTGAAATAGACTTGGCATTGCCGCTCCTATTTTTAACAGGTATTTTCCGCCTCTTTGACTTTGATCCATCTTTATTTATTTTTGCTTGCAACTCTAATATAGATCTTAGTTTATATTGATGTAATCGGAGTATATACGCTTTTAAAAGCAACTCCCATGCATTAATGGCTAATATGGCAAATGTTTCTTCCCTATAATGGAAATTAGGTTTGTTGTAAATTTCAATAGCAGACAATATGCTATTTATCGATTTATCGAGAAGACTACGGTATGTTTTGTTGATTTTCATTTATGCCAGAATCATATTAGACATACTTTTTCTCATAGAATAATAGATCCTCAATGTCTTTCTGACTGAGATTCAATGTTCCTAATAAAGATGAGAGGACGCTCAACATCTTTTCCCCGCGGAGATAAATGGCCTGAGACGACCACGGATCCCATGCAGTTGTTGAACTGATTTCAATTTCGCTGAAGCATCCTTTAGAATACGCCTCTTTTTTGATACTCCATTTGTTATTCCCTAATCCAGAATTTTTTATGTTTTGAATAATTGTCAGATTACCTAAACTATTCAGAATGATATTCTTTGCCTTGTATTCTTCTTCTGGAGAGAAATGCTTGTCTGATAAGTATTCACTCATCTCATTCTGCCAATTCTCAGAATAATTTTTGGGCATTATGTGTTCAATGGATGTATTATCGTACTGCTCCCACGTTAAATGAGCTAGTTGTTTTCCTCGAAGGCTGTCTTCGTATTCAAATAAGAAATATTTAAGTCCGCTCCAACGGTGAAATCCGATATTCCCTCGCTGATAGTTAAATAAGTTTCTAAATCCAGCTATAAGTGATTGCTTGTTACAAGGTGTTGATAATGAACTGCGCAATTCATCATTCAAATCATCTAATGTTATATCACCTAGATGCAATGAACGAGCTTTTGTTGCAAAACTACGTTCATCCATAAGCCCTATGCCTGGAATAGTATCTCTGAAAACTATTTTTTCAACAAGGCTTAAACATTCTGAAACTTTGTCCGGTTTTTTTGAGGCAAGAGATAGAATTTTTGCCAAAAACAACTTCATCTCTTTTGATCCATTCAAAGCTTGAATTTTAAGCAACCTTATTCCATCTTCAGTTTTTGTGTCTGGGAAATGTATTTTATACCAATATGGGACAAAATTATCAAGGTCAACGGCATAGTCGTAAATCTTTTTATAGGTCACGGCTGGTTCTTTCTTTGCGTTTTCGTGCTGTCCCCGAGTGTCGCTATAATTATAATTTATCGCTCGATTACAGAACATCCTGAATACTTTTTGTTCGGCCATTTGCTCAGAATATATATAATCCTGAGGAACTCGAAGAAGGGTAAGGTGCGCTGATAAAAACTCATCTTCATTTAGCATTGCTTCAACATTTCTTCCCAACCATTCATATACATTCCCCCACGATCTATTTATAGTGGATGACAACCCTTGAATATCATTACCGGACGGCAACTTGCTACAAAGATACAATAACCTATTTTTTAGTTTCTCTAGAGTTGTTAGAGGCTTCCCTCGATTATTCATAGTTTCAAAAACTGATTGAACATCTAGATTATTCCCGATATATTTCACATCGAAGAATAAGGCAGTAACTATCTTTGTATATAGTTCATTGATTTTATCTTGCTTAAGTGTCTTTAACTTTTCCTGGAAGAAGTTTTTTGCTCTGATTAAATTATTTGTATAAACATTGGAGCGAGCACTACATACTTTCTCTTCCTCAAAAATCTCTCTTATGAGATATAGGTTATTATTATTGTCTATGCTTGAGTATGCGAATCTATAAACGCGAGGCTTCTGATTTATGTAGATATATTGAGAAATAAGGTCTTTCCTCTTTTTTAAGGGTAGCCGCTTAATTACTTCGAATAATAAAATAGAAATAGTAGTTAAGCGTTGTTGCCCATCTACAATATTGTAGAATTTTTTGCCATCTTGGCTAACTTGCAATTCAGGCGTGGAAAGTTGCGAGACATTTAACTCTTGTAAGGAAATTGTTCCTATAAAATGTGGCCGATATTTCCCTTGGTCAATAGCTATGTCTTCTAAGTCTTCCCATAAATCAGTTAGCTGGGTTTCTCCCCAAGCATAACCTCTTTGATAATCTGGAATCCGGAAAAATCTGTTTGAAAATAAGTCTGAAAGATTGAGGTCGGTAGTATTCATTGGATTATGATATAAGATGCAATATTAAATTATTGGCAAATATAATGTTGAATAATCGATAATATCCAATAGACTCACGGATTTTGCATAGTCTTTGAGCTGAAATTTATAATGGAAGTTATATTTGACTTTTTTACTTTATGATCTTCTGATAAACTTCTTTAGAACCCAAGATGAATAGTGCTAGTCGATTCCAACATCATAGCAATATGTGGATATGCGTTTTTGTCCAAAAATTTTATCTTGTTAAAGTTGCCTACGATTATTAGTTTTGATTTGGCCCTTGAAAAGGCAACGTTCAGTTTATGAGGATTATAAAGAAATTCTCCCATTTCTTGCATATATTCCCAATCGCCCGAAGCCATAGATACCATAATAACTTCACATTCCTGCCCTTGCATCTTGTCGATAGTATCAACTCGCACCTCTTGCTTCGTAATGTCCGATAATAGGCTCGATTTGCTTAAAAGTCTTCTGATAGTGGATACCTGTGCCCTGAAAGGTGATAAGACTCCAATCTCTTGGGGAGGTAAGTCCATTCGTTCGCAATAGGTGTAAATCATTCGTTCTATTTCGATTGCTTCCTTATCGGATGATTGCTTCCCTTCATCATCGACATTATACAGAATAATTGGTGCATCGAAAGAGTACAAATCGCCTCCATTAAGAATGGCTGATCCCTTGCCTTTGTTATGTGCTTTTAGCTTTCCTTCATAAAATAGATCGGAGATAAATCGGCAAATAGGTTCGCACATACGATAAGAGGTATCAAGTAGAGTATAGTTCTCATTCGCAATAAGGCGTTGAAAAATAGATTGACGCAGGGCTGGTGCAATTTTGTCGGAGGTTATGATCGGAGGCAGTTGCTTGTGATCTCCTGCAAAGATTACTTTTTGGGCATTCTTCATAGCCATTAGTGCTAAGGGAATAGAAGTTTGCCCGGCCTCATCAATCACCAAAGTGTCAAATTTCAATCCTCGGGCCCTATTTGTGTACAAGGCGTGTGGCATTAGGCCGCATAGCAAGTATCCATTGCTACAGTTCCAATTGAACACATCGAGTTGGGGGAATCTTTGTACTTGATACGAGTGGCCATCCTTTTCGATGGAAAAATCAGATGCTTTGTATAGTGGCCCAATCTTTCCAATATGTGGTGCAAGTTCAGGACCAAGTTTCAAAACTTGATCTAACGCATTGTTGATAGCCATATGATTGGGACCTGTTACAACAACTTTATGGTTGAAAAATAATAGTTCCTCGAGTATAATAATGGATAGGACAAACGATTTCCCGGTCCCGGGAGGCCCCTGAATCAAATAATGACTGTCCGTGGCCATACTTCTGATAATCGCCTCTCTTTGTTTCTCGTTTAGAGATAGTTGAAAGTTGTTCTCTGTATCTTTTAATTCAAGATCCATCTCATCAACCTTGCAGAATAATGGTATTTGGTGGGTATTGATTAATTTGTTTTCCCATCCTTCTGCAGAGCTAGTTTCAGACGATGTGTATTTTGAATATACGTACTCTCTTAAATCTACACAATCTTTGTCGAGGATAAGAGATTCATTCTCCCATGCATTGTTTAGTGGATTGTCCGTACGATAGATTGCAATGATGATGTTCTCCTCTTCGTCATATTGATATAACGTGCATTTTGCCTTAAGACTACCGCTTATATTATGCAATTCAAGTTTTTCACCTTCAGTAAAATCTGACAAGTTATTATGGATAATAAGGCGATACAGACGATCGCCTTCTTTCGATCTTTCCATATACGAAGAATCCCAACGTATATCCTCGATCGCTTTTCTCTTATGGATGCGTTCAACTAATGGGAGAGCGCGGAGTTCATCGTGTTTTTTTTGGTCATATTCCGCCTCTAAATTGAAATAATCTACAATGTCCTGATAATAAATTATATCGTTATGCATATGTGTTTAGCGTTTGCTAATATTATCGGATAAACTAGAAAAAACAAACGAGCTGTTCTTATAGGAGAAAGTACTTCATTGCATACAATATAATCGGACAGCACGGTAATGTTCTGAGATGAATATGCTCAGAATTAGTTAAGTGATATTATGCAGCATTATATATATGAACTAACCTAGTCCGTATGTCATCAAAAGATAAGCTTACACTAAAGTCTTCTGATAAGCCGGTATTAATCACGTATATAAAAGATTCTTTTCTATAATACTTATCGCCAAATCTTAACAACGAATTCTCTATAGTATCTGCTTTTGCTAACAAACACACTAACTGATAATCCTTATTGACCTGCTGAGTTTTATTGTTCGGGTGAGCTTTTGTGTTATGCTGTGTCGCTGTTAGGAGAATAAGGTTCTCTACATAATGTGCAATCTGAGGAAATTGAGATTTAGGGAAAATATGATGGACTTGCGTAGCTTCTCCATTACTCCAGCTATCATTAACTTCACTGACAGTTTGGATCTTTCGGATGAGAGCTATAGCTTTTTGGACATAATAGGTGTTGATGGCCTCCTGCGTTTCAATGTTTTCAGGTGATATTGCTTCTTGGCGAGTAATAGTTTTATCTTTATCCATGTCACGCCAATTTTTCTTATTATACATCAAATCGGAATAGTATATTATATTCCCATTACTACCGTGTAAATGATGTTCTGCTGCATACACATTAAATACTTTGTGAAACATACGCGTAATGTCTATGCGCGAGTGTGATGGAGTATTGCCATTGATTAGACGATAGTATCTATCGTATATCTCATTTTTCGCAGCAATATGATCAATAACGCTATTTTGGGCATACTCATCAAAATATTTCATAAAGCCACTGTCGGACATGACTTTTGTAAAGTAACAATATAGAAAGTTATAGGCATTACGGTCTTTGCGAGAAATATAGTCTAGCAAGTCCTCGTTTGCAACAGAGAATGTCAAGGCTCCTGCAATAGTATCAACATTAAGTATATGAGCGTAAGCCAACAATTTTAGTGGTTGAGACAGCACCTTGTTATATTCATTGTATGCTTTTTTATCATTTGCCCACGGCTTATTAAAAATCACTCTTGCGTTTTGAATAAAATATTGAGTCTCCCATATGTCATTAATAACAAAAACCGGTTTTGTGGCAATCATGTTCATGACACAATCGGCCATAAAACATACAATGTCAGGAGTACATTTTTGGTCTACAAATCTTGCATCGTGAGATTTGCGTATATCTAGATCATATTGACTAAGATAGGCGTTTATTATGTTTCTCATATCTGTTGCTATTTAAGTTTTCCAAAAAAGAAAACAGAATTATTATCAATGTTGAGAGATCGTGTCCCTAGATTACGTGCGATAGCATAAAATCTCTTAAACTGTTCGGTCGCATAAAACGCTAGATCTTCCGCAGTTATAACATCATCATCTTTTGCCAATGTAAGAATGGCAACAGACCCGTCTGCAATACATCCTGCTGGTAAAAAGCAGGCTCGAGGATTGTATGTCAAATTTGGAAGTAGCACACAATCTTTACGGTTCAGATATTTTCCAACATCAAGTCCTGTAATGTTATCAATATAGCAATCATAGCCAGGAATATCAATAATTCTATTATTACCAATGTTGCGAGATTTGAGAACTCTGATACGTCCTGTATTCTTTGTTATGGCTTTTGTAATAACTCTATCCCGATATGCCTTAAAAACATTGAACTCCATCTTTCTTGCTACATCATCAAAGGTCTTATTGCGGTAAATAATCCAATATGGAAATTTATCATCAGCGATATATATTTGTGGGTGACACGTAACACTGTTTGTAATATAGGATTCAATAATTGTATTTTGCGGTTTTTTTTGAGTGTCAAGGATAAAGCAGATCGTTTCAATTTTTACATCTTTAAAGGCTTTCTCACCGAAATCAATTATGCGAGTAATCTTTTTCTTTCCCATCATTGCGCGCGTTGCATCAAATTCGGGGGCATTTATTAAACTTTTCGGGACGATAAATGATACGACAGTCCCTATCTCAATCGCTTTTTCAATAAAAAAAGCGAAAATATTATTGGTGTCTTTATTTGATGCGTGAGCCTTATATTTTGCTAAAAGACATTTGTCTTTGGTAAGTTTCTTATATGGGGGATTTCCAACTACGATATCGTATCGTTTATCGAATTTGTATAGCAAAAAGTCCGCATTGATGTAAGTGATGTGGAAATTACTAGGAAGATCGATTGTCGAAACAAGTTCTTTTAATATTTTAATACTATTAGGATCAATATCAACCACATCAATGTTGACAGAGGGTACATCTGCGTACTTCAAAAGTAGTACGGGCAGAAAATTCCCTACGCCTATTGACGGTTCTAGAATGTTTAATTCAGTATATTTTTTTGCATCTGGAAGACTTTTGATAATTGTATAGCAAATGTCTTGTCTTGTATAGTATGCCGCATTATCTTCTCTCAATGCATTGGCCAACTCTGCTATTTTTGAAAGATCGGCAAACCCCAAATAGTGGTTGTGGCTAATGTAATCAGCTAAATGAGAATGTATGGTTAGTTGATTCTTATCAACTATAAACTTGATATCTTGCTCAGTTAATGTGTGTTTGGATAATATCTTACTGATTTTTGCAGCAATCTGTTGAAATATAATAGTGGGAACAGCTTCGCCTAAATTTTGGCGAATGTTCATCTCCTCTTTTTTCAAAAATGCCTCTTTCTCTTTTAGTGACATTTTGTTCAAATCATCGAAAGGGATATCGCTCCATTGAAAAGAATCTGGAACGGACATTAACAGCATAACCTCCCTAATACTGAACACTCGATTATCGTTTGGGTGAACTGTATTTTGGCTCGCCAATATGTCATTACGAGTATGAATACAAGGTGCGACCTTATCCCAGCATTGACGAGTGTATTTATCTCCATTTTTACAAGCATTATATACAATGGCACCATTCTTAATGCTATGTGGAATTTTGGCTATGTCTGTGTTATCAAATGCCGATTGTCCCTCTTTAATGTCAGCAATCCAAGATTCCATGTGCGGAGAATATCTGCGAAAATTATGATAAATATCATTCTCGGAAATTTCTCCCATCGTTTTCAATGATGGTAAATGCCCGATTATTTGTCGCAAGGTCCTTTCTGGTTGCTTGTCGGGAAAAATATCGTATGGTGTGACCTCTTTCAGATCTTTACGTACGCCAATAACTAATGTTCTTGTTCTACTAGAGGGATTCCCATAGTCCTTAAAATTGATAACCTGATACAATATATTATAAGTCCCTGATAAATTAGTTTCTATTGCATCTTTGATGAGTTTGTCTTGTCCATCAATATCAGTACATACAGATGTGAGAAAAGCTCTAACATTCTCGAATATGAAAAATTTAGGCTTAATCTCCTCAGTCATTTTAATAGACTCAACTACTAATGAGTTGCGTTTAAGCTCATCTCTTTTTTTGTGGTTTGCCACGGACATACCTTGGCATGGAGGTGTCGCAATCAACACATCCAGATCGGTTAGCTTAAAGTTTCTTTTCCACATATCTAACTCCGCAAAAACCCGATCCTTGGTGTCTTGCGCAGTCATGTCGCCACAAATATATCCGCTATTATATGCACACTTCTGATTAAACTTCTGTATTTTTAATCTTCGGTCCAATAATTCAACAGTAGCGATACAATGGAATCCCTCTTCTTTGAATCCATAACATCCAACACCTGCACTACTGAATAGACTGATATATGTTCTTAGTCCATGAATTGAATGTTGATCATCTAATATTTTTGTGGGGATTTTTATCGTCTGGTTTAATTTTGTCCTTATCATATCAACCTATTCTTTTTAAATTCTCTGCTGCCATCGAAAGAGCAGCAATGGCAACTCGTTGCTCTTCAGAAATAACATCCGTTACTTTGTCGGCCAGCCATAATGCAAGGAGTTCTGTTGAATCTACATTAAACATCCTAGATAGTATAGCGACTTGCTCTTTTTTGGCCTTTCGCTCCCCTCTCTCGATCTTGCAGTATGTAGCGGTATCTATGTCAAGAGTCGCTGCGATTTGTCTTTGAGGCATTTTCCTCTGAATGCGTAACTCCTTTATTCTTTCTGCAAATAACATATTACCTATTTTTGTCTTGACAATATTTGGCAAATATAATATATATGAATTCATTTTGCTTTTGTTTAAACTGAAAAATTGTTAGTTTGACCGCATAAATTCACTATTTTTTACCATACAGAATTTACGTTACTCTTGTGTGTTTGCTGATTGGTAGGATACATATCGCTTCCTGCTCAACAAAAATAAAGATACGCAGTGACATTTTATGACACATATTTTGGATATAATCGCAAATATTTGGTTTTAAAATAATAGCCCTAGTCTTGTGTTGGCCGGAGTGGGCAAATAACCTAATGAATATGCAAGAATTACATGATTGCCGCTTTATGCAAGCGGTTTTGAGCGAAGACTCGCAGAAAATGAACCATTCGGAACTACATGGTGCTTTCGTTACATTTCAGACTTTGTTGCGGGAGTTTACCACAAGTGGGGTCGGCTACCTGGAGATTGACTTCCAGTTGCACGATCTGCACACACAGCTCTCTTTGGCCCTGCGCAAAAAAAAATGAAACGTTGCGTTCATTGATCCATCGTTGCCGCACCAACATCACCACTCTGATAGACCAGAACGAGAAGCGGCTCACCTTCCCGGAACTCTTCACCCCTGTCCTGCCCGGTGAAAAATCTCCTTTTCACTGGAATCTTGATAAATTTACCAAACGCGACCTGCTTGAACTTCTCACGGCATTGTGCCGCGCAGAGGCTATTGTTGACGATCGAGGCAAACCTGCGGCCTATGCCCGCGTAGTATCATCTGTAGCCGAGAGACTGCATCTTTCCATCTCAGAATCGAGTGCCTATAACGAGCGGGATACTATTCTCAACATCAAACGTAATCCTGCGGCCTTTATCTCGCACCTTGTGACTTGTCTGACTGGGAGTCTTAAAATTTAGTTGCTGATTTACAGCGATGTGAGAACTTTATTGCAGGGAGTTCAGCCTGGACTCCCTGCACTTTCTGTTTTTATTGTTCGGAATTTTGTTCCGGGAATAAAACAGCGATGCTATGAAGTATATTGATATCCTCAATAAGATTCAGACGGAGTTGCTGTCGTTGCAAAGTAGCCTGAATGAACTCCGTTGTCTGGACGGTTCTTCTACTTGTGATGTCTACATCACGCGGCAGGAGGCCGCCGATATGTTGGGCAAGGGCCTTCGGCAACTTGATAGGGACTGTATCAAGTACAACATCGAGCGCAAGAGGTGTAATAACGGCATTCGTATCAGCAAGCGCGATATCATGCGACATATGGGGTACGCCCTGGAGCCGGGTGAATCTTCCGTGGAATCCGTGACGGGTGATAATGCCACAGAATTCGACCGTATACTGCGCCAGTATAACCGGTTGAAGCGATGAACTATCTGACGGAAATAAAACTCTTCTACGATTGGTTGGAGGCCAATCCGCTTCCAGCCTCGGCCATTTCGTTGTGGCATGCTCTGATGTCCATCTCCAATCGAAGTGGCTGGCGTCCGGCCATAAAAGTTCCCTATTCTCTATTGGAACTTCGCACCGGATTGTCTCGTACCACAATCTACCGTGAGAGGGAGCGGTTGCGCAAAATGGGGCGTATAGCCTTTCGGTCTCACGGGGGCAATACTTGCTGTACCTATCGGCTCATTGCATTGGAGAGTCCTCCTGTATTTCAAATTGAAACGGACTCTGCAACACAATCTGCAACACAGTTTGCAATACAATGTGAAACACAGCAGGGTACAAATGGGGATTTTGTGTTGCAGACTGCGTTTCAAAATGAACACATATATAAACTAAACAGAGATATTATAAAAGAAAAAATCAAGAAAAAAGAAAAGCTGACGTCTACGTCGCAAGAGAGAAAAAGTTGCGCCAAAAAGAGAGAAGGCCAACGATTCAATCAGGGGCTGTTCCTGGATTCTCTTGATGAGCCGTGGCGTGCGGTGCTGGCGACCTGGTTTGAATACAAGCGACTGCGGCATGAGAGCTATCGGAGTGAGATGGGCGCAAAAAAATGTCTCTCCCTGCTTCGTCGGCTCTCGGAGGATGATGTCGTTCTTGCGTCCGCCATTGTCGATCAAAGTATGGCGAATAACTGGGCCGGATTATTCTCGTTGCGTCATACGACACAACAATGCGGCCGACAATACGGACAACGTATCGGGCAAATTATGCAGAGCAAAGATGCGCAACGGCGACAACATTACATCGACAAACTGCGAGATGCAGGCAAAACGGATACTGAAACCAATCGATAGATATTATGGCAAACAACATTTCTCAACTGATTTCGCAGATGACCCGCGAGGGCGTGCTCGATCATCGCGAAATATGGTCGTGGTCCTGGGGAGACAGGACGACCTGCAATCAACTTTTTCGGGCAATCTTCCGCTCCGTGGACTCCACTTTCGAGCAATATCACCATTTGCCCGAATATGAAGATATTATTGCGTGGATGATCTCTACGCAGGATAAAGGCCTGCTTCTGATGGGCGATTGCGGACGGGGCAAGAGCGTAATTCTGAACGGGGTTCTCCCGGTACTGTTCCGTATGAAGAACCGCGTATTGCAGCCCGTCCATGCGCAGGATATGGGCAGGGAGATTCCCGATCAGCAAACGTTTCGCAGCCACCGGCCGTGGCTTTACATTGATCGGTTGTTGCATTCATCGTTCCCGGCTATCGATGAGTTGGGTGTCGAGCCGATGCTCAATGATTATGGCGAACGATATGAGGGTTTCAATCTGGTGCTTAATGCGGCCGAGCGCTATCATCGTCCGGTCTTTATCACTACGAACCTCTGTGAAGAACAGATTTATAACCGCTATGGTGAGCGCACGATGGATCGCCTGGCACATCTGTGTCGAAGTGTCCATTTCAGCGGCGAGAGCCTGCGTAAATGATCAGTATGTTATGAATGAGATCCCCATCCAAATCGTGTCCCTCTGCTACAATTATGCGCAGAGCCGATTCCAGACCATCATTCCGCCATCCACGGATACACCATTGGGCTATGAACTTATCGCGGAGCAGATTGACAGGCGCGATGCCGAGATTTTCCTGCAACGTCTGCACCGCAAGTATGTGCGCGGCCGAAAGAGCGGACGCTATCCTGCGGCAAGTATTGTTCGCCTGGAGCTACAACTGTTCATCGAACTGAAGGACTATAAACAACGCCTGGTATGAAAGAGTATCGAGTAATCTTCTGCTTGACCAATGGCAAGCGCAAATATGCCACACACAATGGCGAGATCCTGTTATGGGATGACTACGATCTACTTGCCCTGCGCCGTAACCTTCTGGATTATGAGCAGTTTGCTTTTACGGACGACTTTGCCTATTTCGATTTTTCGGCAGAGGCATTGCGAGAGCGTTTCCCCGAAGCTGGAATTCTGCGGGTGAAAGGCTTCCGCACGGAAGATCCGTCATTACCTGTTAACCACGATATAATACGCTGATGCCACGTTTGAAACGAAACACACCACGGCCGTGGGTTCCCCTGCGAAAGCCTTATGAGGGATATCGCCATCACAATACGTCCTTCTATCAATCTGTAGCATGGCGGAAGCTACGTCTTGTGCAGTTGCAGAAACACCCGCTTTGCGAGGAGTGTCTGCGTCAGGGACGTCACACCCCGGCACAGATGGTCGACCACATCATTCCGATCAATAAGGGCGGTGCTCCGCTGGATATTGAGAATCTGCAATCGTTATGCAACAGATGTCACAGCCGTAAATCGGCACGGGATAAATAGTTATTAACCATTAAATTGTATTGCCTATGAAGTAAATCTTTCCGGAGGAGTGCGGATGGTGGTTTGCAATCAGTCCTTAATGGCATGTGGCATCTGCATTCCTCCCATTTTTACATCAGGCAAAGAAGATGAGAACAACGCTATCGTTAAATCAAATCATCGAAGAGTGGATCGCCTCGCTCGATGGTCTTCCTTCAACGCAGACCGACTATCGTCGTAAAATACGGCTATGGTTCCGGTGGCTTGTTGCGCAGGGTAAGGACCCCCGGGAGCCGAGACGTGATGATATCCTCGCTTTCAGGCAACAGTTACTTTATGAGGGCAAGAGCCGTTACACGTACTTCAGCTACATCACAGTCGTGCGGCTCTTCTATCGCTACTGTGCCAAGAGGCATTATTGCGAAGATATCGGAGAGGGCATTCGTTCAAGCATCCGTTCGCGCGAACACTACAAGTACCCTCTCTCAGCATTTCAGGCGCAACAACTCCTGGAGAGCATCTCCACGGAGAGTATCGTGGGCAAGCGCGACAAACTCATCGTCGCACTGATGCTCCTGAATGGCCTGCGGTCGTGCGAGGTGTGCCGGATCAATATTGAAGACGTTGCACGTGACGGAGATCGCACATTGCTTCGCATACAGCGCAAGGGTCACCTTGACAAGCATGATGTGGTGGCACTCCCCGAATTCACCGTAGCACTCTATGAGGAGTACCTTGCCGAACGGGATTTTCGATGGGGAGATGCTTTGATTGTCAATCACTGCAAAGGTCGGAGTTCAACACGTCTTACTACGCAGTCCATCTCGCACCTGGTAAAGCAACGTTTGCGAGCCATTGGCATCAATGATCCGAAGATAACGGCCCATTCGCTTCGTCATACTTGCGGAAGCCTGCTCGTTGAGAGCGGCATGGATATCGAGCTTATCAGGGATCTGCTCGGACATACCTCCTCGGCAACTACACGCATCTATATCGACATGGCGCAGAAACGTCGTCTGCTGGATCAGAACCCCAGCCGGATAATCGAAGCAATGGTAACCAAAACCCCGGAAACATTAAAGAGTTGATAACCAGTTTAATGAAGGTGTGATTAATTGCAGTGTTAAGGATTTGAATGACAATGTGTTTGAATTTTGGGAATGACCCGCCAAAATCGCCGTAACTCTTTGATAAAGCATTGCGGAAATGGTGCAATTAACTACACATCGTGTATGGGGATAGGGGGTCATATTCCTTCACACCCTGCCAAACCCAATCGCGCCCCAAGTCGAGAAGACGCGCGTGCAAAATTGAGAGTAAGCGAATACAAAAAGAACTTACTCAGACTCTGTCGAACGAGAGTAATTGAAAGCCCACGAAGTGGGATTAAGATCGATAAAACCTGAAAACTATGAAAGGACGCAAGAAAATACCCGATTCCTTGAAAACCCTGCGGGGAACAGACCAGCCATGCCGGATGAGTAACAGCGTGGCGATTCCACCGACCACTGCGGTTGTGGCTCTGCCACGTACAAGGTTAAAGGGCACAGCGAAGAAGATATTTGCCGTTGTTGCCACGGAGCTTATCCACAAAGGCCTGCTGGATGTTACAGGTGTGGATCTGGTTGTGGCGTATGCCCGCGAGATGGCCTTGTACCATGACTCGATGCGTGATGTCGAGCGCGAAGGGGCAACCGTAGAGATAGAAACCAAACAAGGTACAACTATTATCGTGAATCCCAAACGCAAGATTGCCGAGGGGGCATTGGCGGCTGCACGGTCGCTTGCTGCGGAGTTCGGAATGACTCCATCGAGTTGTAATCGTGTCGCAGCACTTCTCGCGAACAACACCCCCAAGAATGACTTTGCGGAATTTGAAGAGATAACAGTGACAGGAGATGAGTAAAGAGAAGCTGAAACTACATCTGGCCGAGGAGTACGCCCGGAGGGTACGTTCAGGAGAGATTCTGGCGTGTGAATATGTTCGTTTGGCTGTCGGTCGATATTACCGCGACCTGGATATGGCTCTCGACAGAGGTTGGTTTTTTGATCGCAGAGAAGCGATTCGTGCCATCCACTTCATCGAATGCCTGAAGCATACCAAAGGCAAGTGGGCCGGTAGCCGTTTCCGTCTTGAGCCGTGGCAACAATTTGTGGTGTGGAATATTTTTGGCTGGAAATATGCCGATGGGACACGCCGTTTCCGTTACACCTACATTGAGATTGCCCGCAAGAACGGCAAGACCGCTCTTGCGGCAGGCATCGCCCTCTATATGCTCTTTGCCGATGGGGAGTCGCGTCCGGAGGTCTATTCCGCTGCAACGATCAAAGACCAGGCGAAGATCTGCTTCTCGGATGCCGTGGCTATTGTCAAGGCTACCGATTTGAAGAACTACCTCACACCTTTTCGCAACTCGATCGTCTATGACCTGAAAGGAGGCACGATGAAACCGCTCTCTTCGGATTACGGTACGCACGATGGCTTGAATCCGAGTTGTGCCATTATCGATGAGTTCCATGCACATAAGGATTCGGGAATGTTCGATGTCCTCAAGTCTGCTTTTGGCGCTCGCCGCCAGCCGTTGATGTTTATCATTACCACGGCAGGTTTCAACAAAGCAGGGGCTTGCTATGCCTATCGGGATAATGTCATTAAGGTGTTGCGTGGAGTGAACGAGGACGACTCGCTCTTCGGTATCATCTATACCCAGGACTCAAAAGAGGAGTGGGACGACCCGAAGATGTGGAGCAAGTCCAATCCCAATCTCGGGGTGTCGCTCTCTTCAGACTACCTTGCCGATCAGGTCAAGGATGCGAAGAATCGCCCCGAAGCCGTACGCAATGTGCTGACCAAGAACTTCAACCTGTGGGTAGATGCCGAGCGGACATGGATTCTGGACGAGAAGTGGATGGAATGCATCGGCACGACTCCTCGCGAGGAGTTGACGGGCTGTGCCTGCTGGGGAGGCCTCGACCTCTCGAACGTCTCGGACATTACGGCTTACGTTCTGTTGTTCCACGAGAACGACCACTTCCAACTGTTGCCATACTTTTGGATTCCGGAAGAGAAGATGCAGGAGAAGATCCGAAAGGAGAACATCAACTATGAGCGATGGGTGGCCGAGGGATACGTCACTGTTACACCGGGGAATGTCATCGACTACGATTTTGTCAAGGCGGATATCCTGCGTATTGTTGCGGACTACGATTTGCAGGCTTCAGCGTATGACCGATGGAACTCCTCGCAGACAATTATCGATCTGCAGAACGAAGGTATGGTGTGTAACCCGTTCGGGCAGGGTTACGGCTCAATGTCCGCTCCCACAAAAGAGTTTGAGAAGATGGTTCTCACGGGGAAGATCGAACATTTCGGCAATCCGGTGTTGCGATGGATGCTCGCTTCGACCGTAGTGATGACCGATCCGGCCGGCAATATCAAACCCGACAAGGCCAAGTCAACGCAGAAGATCGATGGCATCGTAGCTTCGATTATGGCTTTTGGGGAATGGATGACAGCTCAGGCTTCCGAAGACGAAAATCCCTATAATCAACGCGGGTTGTTGCAACTATGAGTCGTCGAAGGAGAAACACAACACACCAGCTGGCTCTGCGGGCCGATATGGAGCAACGGCTTGAAAGTCTTGCTCCTCTCTCGTCGGAACACCGAGAACTGCTCTCTACCGATGGTTTTATCCGGTATTATCGCCGAATGTGTGATCTCTATCCAACGCAGGTCGAGGCGTATGAACGTTTGGAAGAGTACTATCAAAACATCTTCGGCTCACGCCGCTATGCCGACATCCGTTCGTTGCACCTGGCAATCAGCCGTCGTCGGCGCAAGGAATTCTTATAACTGAACATTGTTCATCTGTTAAAGTCAGTAGTCGCTTTATGTTTGCATCGTACATAGATGCAAATAACGGTGTCAAGCTGGCTTTCATATCTCTTCTCTCGCACGCGCTCCGCCAGGAGCCGGAGGGAGAGCCGCGTATCGTCTTCAGAGTTTGAACAGGCGGTCAATGCGGCTCTCCTCTCCGACACCGTTTCCGACAATACGGCGCAACGTTACATATCCGAGGAGGGCTCGCTCAATCTTTCGGCCGTGTGGGCTTGTGTGCGCATCCTTTCCGAAACCGTGGGAACATTGCCCGTTCATCTCTACCAACGTACGTCACAAGGTCGCGAGAAGGCGTATTCACATCCCGCTCATCTTCTGCTTCAGCGTCCCAATTCGTATACCGGTCGTTTCGCATTGATGCACCATCTGATGGTGTCGTGTACGTTGTGGGGAAATGGTTATGCTCGCATCTATCGCGATAAATTCTACCGTCCCGTGCGCCTGCGACTGTTACACCCGGCCGAGATCGAGCCTCTTCTGAGTGCCGATGATGTGCTTTATTACCGCACTTCTTCGGGAGAAATGCTCTCTTCGGATGATGTTATCCACTTGCGGGGACTCTCGACCAACGGCTATAAAGGGAAGAGCCCCATTGCCGTACATCGTGACAACCTCTATCTTTCGCAGGCAGCGCAGGAGTACGGTGAACGCTTCTTCAATCAGGGAGGCAATATGTCGGGCGTGTTCAAGTACCCTTCGACCTTGAAACCGGAAGCATACCAGCGACTCAAGCGCGACCTCATAGCCCAAAGCTCGGGACTGCACAATTCGCATGTCCCGCTGCTCCTGGAGGGAGGTATGACCTATGAGCGGATCTCCATTCCACCCGAAGATGCGCAGTTCATTGCTACGCGCAAGTTTCAGAAGACAGAGATCGCTACCATCTATGGAGTGCCACCGCATATGATTGCCGATCTGGAGCGCGCTACGAACAACAACATCGAGCATCAGGGAATGGAATTCGTCCAATACTGCCTGATGCCCTATCTTGTACGTCTGGAGGAGGAGTTCAACCGCAAGTTGTTGCGCGAAGATGAAGCCGGGTCGTTTTATTTCCTCTTTGGCTTGAACGGTCTGTTGCGGGGAGATGCCAAAACACGGTCGGAGTTCTACAAAAACATGAATATGGTGGGTGCGATGTCTGCCAATGAGATCCGCTCGCTTGAAGATATGAATACCTACGATGGAGGTGATGAGTACTTTGTGCAGGCGAATATGCAGCCGGTGCGCACGGCATTGGCATTATCCTCCGGAGAGCAGAATCAAGGAAAAACAGATGCCGATAATGACACAGATAAAGGAAATAAGGTCGAATGAGCCTGTGGAGGTGCGTTGTGCACTCTCTGATGTGCGCATCGAGCAACGCAGTGAACCGGCTGCCGGCCGAACGATTGTCGGCTATGCCGTCAAGTTTGAGTGCTGGAGTGAGCCGATTATGGGGTGGTTTCGGGAGCGTATAGCGCGTGAGGCCTTTTCGGGATGTGATATCAGCGATGTGGTGATGTGTTACAATCACAATGCAGAGAGTATCCTGGCCCGCACCTCCAGCGGTACACTCACCCTCTCTACGGATGAGGTAGGCCTGCGGTTCTCGTTTGAAGCTCCCAACACCTCTCTGGGCAATGATATGGTGGAGTTGGTGCAACGTGGTGACATTGCCAGATGCTCCTTCAAATTTACGGTCGATGCGGATGAGTGGCGATACGCAGACAAGGAGAATGGGCTGGAATATGATGAACGGACAGTGCGCCATATCTCCAAACTTTACGACGTATCGCTTGTAGTCTATCCGGCCTATCCCGATACGGAGGCGAGTCTTCGTCACCTTGAGGAGCGTAAGGCCCAATGGCAACGTTGTGCGTCCTCCGCGAAGTACGATTCTGTAAGCCGCGAACGGCTGACCATGCAACTTAAACTCAAAAACTGAAATATGGGAAAACTCAAACAACTCAAGGAACAGCGCGCCACAATCTTTTCGCAGATTGATGAGTTGCGCAAGGCAACCGATGGCCGGGAGATGAACGCAGAGGAGCGTCAGAGGTGGGATGCCCTTATTGCGGACTATGATCGTGCGGACCAGGCTGTCGAGACGGAAGAGCGGTTCGTCGATATCGAACGCAGGCAGGTCGAAGCACACCATCATCGTGTCCAGGGTACAACCAATGATCAGAAAGAGGCAGAGTATCGGTCGGCTTTCACTGACTACTTGTTGCACGGTGTGACGGGTATCTCGGCCGAGAGTCGTACTGCCATTGAAGCTCGAGCCGGGATCTCCGGACTCTCGGGCGGTGTCATTATTCCCCGGAGCCTGGCCTCTTCCATTGAGGTTGCCCTGAAAAGCTATGGAGGTATGTTCGAAGCCGGCCAGATCTTCACGACCTCCAAGGGTGATGACCTGACCCTGCCGACCATTGATGACACGTCTGCCAAGGCGACCATCGTTGCCGAGTACCAGCAGTCTACGAAACGTGCGCCCTCCTTTGGTTCGGTACTCTTGAAGGCTCACACCTACCGCACGCCAATCATCCCGGTATCGTTGGAGTTGCTGCAAGACTCCGCCTTTGATCTGGACTCGCTTCTCAGCGGTCTTCTTGCCGAGTCGTTCGGGCGTGGTATCAACGAGCATCTGACCACCGGGTCCGGCTCATCGCAACCCAAGGGAATCGTCACTGCCGCCACGGAGTGTACAACAAAAGCCGCCGCAACCTCCATCACGCTCGACAACCTTATCGACCTTATTCGGTCGGTGGATGCGGCATATGCGCAAAAAGGGAAATTCATGCTCAACCGCAATACGCTGTGGGAGCTCGCAAAAGTCAAGGATAACAACGGCAACTACATCTGGCAGGAAGGAGCCAGGGAGGGAACACCGGCCATGCTGTTCGGCAAGAGTTACATCCTGAACGATGATGTGGCCGACATCGGAGCAGGTGCCGCCTCGGTACTCTTCGGAGACTTTTCGAAGTACAAGATTCGTATGGTGCAGAACTTCAAGGTTGTGCGGCTGAATGAGTTGCTGGCGGAATACCTCTCCATCGGGCTGTTTGGGTTTGCCCGCGTAGACGGCACCTTACTCGATGCGGGTACACATCCTGTCAAAAAACTTATTCACGCTACGGCCTAATCAGCGGAGTTATGTCAGTTCCCGTGTCATTGGAACTTGCCAAGGCGCACCTGCGCATCGGAGACGATGAGTCGATGGATCGGCTTGTCGAGGAGTATCTGGAGATGGCTTTCGCCATAGCCGAGGATTATACGAATCGGAAACTCACGCAGGAGTTTTCTGCTGAAAGTCTCCCTGCTTCCATCCGAGCGGCCGTTCTTCTGACACTGGGAACTCTTTTCGATAATGAGAGCGATGTGCTGGTAGGACGTTCTGCAACCACGTTGCCGCTTACGGCCGAGAAACTGTTGCAACCCTGGCGTGTACACCCTTATTCCTCGGATAAAGATGTTTGATACGCGCATTGAAATCCTGGAATATCGTCAGATGCGCGATGAATACAACGATCGCACTCAGGAGCTGATGCGTGTCGCCGTATGCTATGCACAGAGGACAGAATCCGGAGGCCGTGAGAACCTTTATGCCGGCCGTATAGTGCATGAGAACGAGGTGGTCTACACCATTCGTTATCGGGAGGGCCTGCGTGCGGGTATGATTGTAAACGATGGAGGAGCACAACATCGGATAACATCCATACACGCGGAGGGTCGTCGTTGGCGGTTGCATCTGAAAACAACGAAGAGTGATGCTGAAAGTTAAGGTCGAGGGTTATGCCGAAGCCAAACGTATTCTGGACGAACTGCCCAATACAATGCAGAAAAGCATGTTGTTGGCGGCTTTGCGAACCTCTGCACGACCGATGCTTCAGACGGCCAAAAACAGAGTTCCAGTGCGTAGCGGCAGGTTGCGCAAGCAACTACGCATCGTACGTTTCAAGGACAGAACAGCCCCCAAGTCAGAAGTAGACATTGCCGTAAAACCAGTATTTGAGCGCACAAAAAAGAATGGTGCGGTAAATCAGTACTACGGCAAATTCATCCACGAAGGAACTGCAGATCCCCGCATACCCCGCAAGAAAGGGAAGCATCTGCTGGTCTTCACTAACGAGCAGGGTGAGAAGGTCTTTGTCCGAAGTGTGAAAGGCATCAAACCCACACCTTACCTGGAGCAGGCCTATACGGCGAACTCACAACGTCTGATTGTTTCGTTTGGCGATAACCTCGCACGGGCAGTCGAGAAGTTTATCAATAAGAACTTCCAACGGGTTGTCAAATGACGGATTTCAAAATCGAGATACTCCACTTGTTGGAGACGGCTCTGCCGGAGATGGAACAACGTATCCAGGCCGGAGCGGTGGATGAACGTACAGCCACGCCCTTTGCCGTTTATACCGTGCCGGAGGAGACACCCGTGCGTACGCTATCGGGGATTGCGGGTTATGTAACTACATTTGAGATTACCTTCTACGACAATCGTTACGCTTCGGTTGAGCAGTTGCGACATCGTGCCATTGCAGCACTGGAAGGCGCGAAGATAGATGGCAAATATTGTCGCTATAAGTCCAGCAGTACGGAGTATTTCCCCGACTGCGATTTACACAGTGTAACGCTCCTTTTCAGAATTGTATAAACCAATAAAAATAATAGAATTATGCCGGAATCTACATCCAAACGGGTAGTACAGGGAGAGGATATCATTATCCTCATTGACGATAAGCCTACACTGCACGCCACAACTCATTCGTTGAAAGTCGATCTTGAACTCAAAGATCTCCGTACCAAGGATACCAAGGGTAAGGAAAAGTACCCTGGCGACATCACCTGGTCAGTAGACGGGGATGGGTTGGTGGTCATCGACCCTACAATCGCTACATCGCACACATCGGAGGATGTCCTTGCGCTGGTGCTCGCCAAGAAACTCGTCAAGGTCGTGCTCAAATCGCCTGTATCGGGCCTGACGAAGACCTACTCGGGAGAGGGATATATCACCTCTTTTTCTCTCTCAACTCCCGCCGGGGACAATTCGACCTACAACTTCTCACTCTCGGGCAGCGGGGATCTAACCCCGGCCACCAATAACGAACAGGAATGAAAGAGATCCTTATCAAAGGTGTTACAACACCTGTCAATTTCTCGTTGCGGGTGATTAACAATTTCGCTCGCAAACATGGTATGGAGTTCCAGTCCGCAATGGAGGGCGGAAACAATATGGGGTTTGCCTTGCTCGATCATCTGGCTTCGCTTACAATGGAGGCCTTGAACGAGGGCGCACGCCGTTCTGGACTCACCACGCGATATACGGAAGATGAGGTTTGGGATATGCTGGATGATGAACCCGCACTCATCCCGAGACTCTATGAGCTCTTTGCGGAGAGCATAACCCCCTTGACCGACCGATTGGGAGATATTCTCCCGGCGGAACAGTGAAGAGGTGAAGAGTCCCATCCTGCGACCTATGAGCGATGGTACGCCATAGGAGTCGGACAAATGGGACTGCATCCCGATGTATTCGAATCCTTGACACCGGCTGAGTTTTCATATGCCTGGTTGGGCTGGGCCAAACGGGAACGCGATCGCGAGCGTCAGGACTGGGAGCGAGAGCGGTGGTCGGTGTGGGTACTGACGAGTATCCAGCTGGAGCGCAAAGACCGGAAACCGATGGTGGAGATGTTCCCGATGCCATGGGATAATGTCCCCTCCAACAATATGATGACTCTTGAAGAGCGGCAGAAACGAGTAAAGCAGATGATGCAATGTGTGAAAAAATAATCCTTATTCTTGCGATTGTTCTAATGTCCGGGTGTTCGCCCCTACGTAATGTGCAGACGCACCAGCATACAGCAATGGAAATCTCGGACTCGACTCTTGTGCGTCTTATCCATGAGCAGATGGAACATATGACGGCAACGCTCCATCAGACGATCATCGAGTATTCGGACTTTCCACGACCGCAGTTGCCGCCCACCGATACGCTTGTTGCCAAAGACCTGATGTCCGAAGTGTCGGTGTCGCATCCGACCCCGAAGCGCATTATTCACACCAAGATTGAAACTGCTCTTGATCGAACGACCCATACGGACAGCATTTCGCGAAGCCGTATCAATACAGCAGCGCGCAGCGAGGAGCAGTCGCAAGTCGATGAGAGCCCCAACACTGCAGGGATGCTTTGGCTCAAGTGGCTTGCAGTTTCACTTGTGGCGTTGTTGCTGTTGCTGTTAATCCTGAAATTGAAGTTTTAGATGAAGACTCCCATATCTTACTATGGAGGGAAGCAGACTCTCTTGAAGCATATTCTGCCGCTTATTCCCGACCACTCGTTATATACCGAGGCCTTTTGTGGCGGTTGTGCCGTGCTCTTTGCCAAGTCTCCGGCAGACTGTGAGGTGATCAATGACACCAACACCGAGTTGGTGAATTTTTACCGTGTGGCGCAACAGAAGTATGCGGCACTCAAAGAGATGATCGATTCTACGCTTCATAGCCGCGAAATCCATGCACATGCCAAACACATCAATCAACATCCGATGTTCTTCACGCCCGTGGAGCGGGCCTGGGCCGTATGGGTATGTTCGAAGTTGGGTTTTGCAAGTATGCTTGACGGTACATTCGGATACGACCGAACCGGCACGACCTCACAGAAATTGCGCAATGCCAAAGATGCCTTTACCGAGGAGTTGTGTTCGCGTCTGGAGAATGTGACCGTTGAATGCGAGGATGGCACGAATCTTATCCGCCGTTATGATTGCGATCGGGCATTCCATTTTGTCGATCCTCCCTATGTGGGAAGTGATTGCGGGCATTACAATGGCACGTTCAACGAGGAGGATTTTCAACACTTGCTCGATACGCTTGCAAAGGTCAAGGGAAAGTTTATGCTGACGATGTTCCCTCATCGGCTCATTGAGCAGTATGTCCGGGAATACGGTTGGCATATCCACCGTATCGAGCGAACCATTACTGCATCGAAAGTCTCGCGTCGCCGTCAGGAGGAGTGGATAACAACAAACTATTAAATGAAAAGAGCCTAGCTAACTGTTTTACTTGTTAACTAGGCTCATTCAATACTATTTAAGTGTAACAGGATTTAGCCAGGAATCGTCAGGTTTTGCAACTAACCTTGCATCTTGATAACCAGTCTCTAAATCCAAAATAGTTCGAGCTATGTACATCTTATTTTCTGTATCGGTCTGAAGAACTAATGCGAAATCAGGGTATGCGTTATATGTTCCCTCCAAAAATATCGGCATCAGAAAAGAGATGCGATTGACTTTGGGGTAATATATTGGCACGATATATTTATAGTTGCGCTGGGCAATAGCTACAGCATATTCGATCGCATCATATAGCTTTCTTGCCAGCAAACATGAATCTTTCGTTCTTGTATGTGCGGGGAATCTATCTATGCGCTCTTCTATAATATGTGTAAGCGTACTATAATTTTTATCGATCTTCCAAGATGGATTAAAAATAACTTCGTTCACCTCCTCAAAAAATTTAGGTGGCAGAGGCTTAATATCCTCCGGGAAACCATACTTTTTGAAATCGCGATAACTCTCCTCAGCAGTTCTTCGAGGATACATATACACCTCCAGATCTTCGGCTTCTTGAACCTCTGCAATAATGTAAATTGCATGGAAGAATTTGTCAAGAAGATTTGTGTTAAAGATAATATGTTTACCGTCTGCACTCTTTATAACCTTCCCCTCTTTGTTGAGTTTAACAAAGATAGTCTCTAAATAGCTTTTGAGAATAGGATGATTGATCGCAGACGGTTTGTTCTTATATCGCCAGCTTTCTGGTATGGCAGCTTTGGCGATATCATCAAGGAATGCTTGGCAATCATCAATACTATCAAAGTAGAAATCACCCATTTTGAAAAGACGAGATGTTTTCTCCTTTAATCGAGCATAAGCTCTTAACTCTTGTTCAGTTGCCCAAAATACGCCTTCGAAACCTGATTCGTCATTCTTGCGTTCAAACCATCCGAAAATGAATTTACCATCAAGCTTATATCCCGTATTGAAGCCTTTGAAGCAAACTTTACTTTCAGGAATATTCCTTCCGGCTGCATCCTTAGGATACCCATGACGATTGAGCAAAACAACTTCTGCAGAGTTCGCTCTTTCTTTTAATTCTTGAGAAGTGGGTTCTTGGTCGGTGTCACTTAATTTTTCTAGAAGCTCTTTGATGTAGACACCATTCTTGAGATTAGCTACATAGCCGAATCGAAAAAGACCATCGGGGGTCTTGGTGGGAGTTTTCATTATCTCCATAATAATACTGTTCTCGCACCTCTAATTTATCATAGGTTTCCAATCTTGCGCGGGCGCGAAAACTGAAATTAACGCAAGTGAAACCCTCAAAGTGGCGGTAATAAATGCCACTGTATTTTCAATCCAAACGATGACCTTTTCACTATTGTCGGTCATTCATTGCGAAGGTATGCAAACTTTTATAAGAAACAAAAAAATAATGACTGAAAAATTCGAATCAAGTGCAGATTAACTTGCGTGTTCCAAAATGTGTAGTTATGTTCGCTGTGTAATAATTTATTAAAATATAGCGAGTTATGAATTGCGGTAAAGCATGCCTAAATCGTCAGATCGACCGCCTTGAGGCCGAGTTCGAAAGGAATCGTGAGGAGATGACCTCCCTGCGTGCCAGGATGCAAAGTTGCACAAGACGTTATGATGAACTTCTTGCGGCCAACAAAAGGATTAATGATGAGATTCGCGCTGCGCTTGCGGAGCTATGGAAATGTGAAGACAGAAACCAATAACATATGGCAATGAGCGAAAACATTAAGATTGGTGACCGCATCCGGATCATCCATCTTGAAGGTGAGGACGACCGCTATGATGGTCGTGAGGGAGTCGTTGAGATGATCGATTCCCTCGGACAACTGCATGGGACATGGGGCGGGCTGGCTGTCATTCCCGAAGCAGACTCCTGGGTACGGATAGGGTGATATTTGTTGTTCCCTCCCGCAACCGAGACTGGCAACAGGTCTCGGTTTTTTTATAGGTGAACAGTGTTCGTCTGTCAGTAGGCCGTGAACAGCTACTTTTACCTCCAAACGGAGATGTATGGCAGACTTTGGCTTGAAATACTATGCCGAGATGCGAAGCAAGCATTTCGGGGTGTTGTGGCGCGTAGAGATTGCCGAGCGTGGCTATACGGCATCTGCTGAGGAGATGACATTCGATGGTGATGATCCGTTGAAGATCACCTGGGAGAAACGGGGAGATGAGTTCTATGCCCCGATCAAGGCTTCGGAGGCAAGTATCAATATTCTCTGCACACAGAATTTTCACTATCTCTCATTGTTTACTTCCGATCCGCGACAATTTCGTGTATCGGTCTATCGTGGTGGCGCACTCTATTGGCGAGGCTTCGTCACTGCCGATCTCTATTCGGAGAGTTTCACAGCCCCTCCCTATACGGTTACGATCAAGGCAGTCGATGGTTTCAATCTCCTGTCAAGTTATCTCTTCTACGATCTGATGACGATCGGTGTATCGGGCCGGAAATCGTTGTTTGAGTTGATGTCGCGTAGCCTGGAGCTGATGGAGTTGGATATGCCAATCTCGGATTGGCTCGATCTTTATGCCGATGGTATGAACGAAAGCCTTTCCCCGCTCACGCAGACCTACATCGACCTGGAAAGACTCTACTATGTCTATGAGAAGCCGACCTACCGCGATATTCTGGAACTCTGTCTTTTGCCATTTGCCGGACAAATTTTCCAGTCGAGTGGTGCGTTACACATTCGCCGGGCCATATCGTTGTACCAAACCTCCCGGCCCGTCACATTCTTTGAGATCGGCTCTGAACTGCCTCAGGGTATCATTGCCACAGACAACGAGGCAACGCGTCTTGTCGCCGAGCCGAGAGTTGTCGTAGTTACCTCCGCGGGGCGTGATATCATGGAAAATATGTGGAGTCACGGCATCTATGTTATGGGTGAGAGCACGCTTGATATTGTCCCTGCATTGCGCAGAATCACGGTCGATGTCAAAAACAAATCGCTCGACAACATTGCCGGCCGCCTGGGGTTCTTCGATAAGGAGATGTGGAATGATCCTTATGGATTCCTGGACTTCACCGAAAGCGGTGACAGTTTGTGTTTCTGCGGAGATGATGCCCACCAGGGCGAGAGTATCTATACGGCAGGACGGGAGGTCAGGCAGTGCAATTATCCTATAGCATGGGAGTTCTCCATCAAGACCTATCATCGCCAATGGAGCTGGGGTATTTACTCACCGCCCTCGGAGAACTATTCCGTAAGCGTACACTATGGTGTGCGCCTTGTAGCCGCTGGCGCAATCTATTATCTTACGGAATCGGGAGCCTGGTCAAGTGCAGAAACAGATATCGTGTCTGAGGTTAAAACCGGAGCCGAACAGAACATCAAAATCGAAATTGCCGGAATTCCCAAGGACGGCACCTGGCAGTTCTACTTCCGACAAACACTCATCGGAAAGATCAACTACTCGGATAGCGATCGTATCGGCTCTACCTCGGGACATATGGAGAATGCCACCTTCTCGGCAATGAATATAACGATTGATGCCGGAGAGGTCTATGATAAAGGCTTGCATCTGGAGAGTCTTATAAATCCGGCCAACAATGTGGAGATGAATATCACGCTTCCGGTAAGCGACATCCCGGATGTACCGAATGATCATTTGCTTTATGCGCTCTATTTTATTGATGCGGATGGCAACCCTACACGCTTGTGGCATACGAAGGGTCGGAACGACTACGATACGCTTGTCGGCCATATTGTTCAGGGCGCGTTACGCTACAAACAACTGCCGAGCAAGCGACTCGCCGGTGATGTCTTTACCTCGGCACATCTTGATATGAATACCGTATTATGCGATGACAAATATCTGAAGGCGGCCTATTCGGTAAATTCCATTGAATTATTGGCAGCTGAAGATATGAGTAACTGCGAACTTACGGAGATGCCCGGTCTGATCGAGAGCGACCAACCCTCTGAAGGTGATGACTGTATCAAGATTGTCGAAATGCCTTTTACGGTGAAGAGGATCATCCGTTGCCTGAATTTTCTGTTTGTGCAGAGTGCAGACAGACGGCTTTTCGTCTTTGATGTCATTTCGCGATTCTTGCGGGAAATCTATCGATCTTCGCATCCTTTTGAGATTTTCCCGGCTGAAGAGGGCTTTGTGCGGGAGGAGAACAAGACCTTCTACTATTGCGACCATCGTGGTACGGTGCAACAGGTGATGAGTATCTATCCGGAGACGTACCAGGGTTGGGCTACCTATCGAAGCGGCTATTTTTCGTTGTTGGTGCAGGGTTACACCATCAATCGCGTTGATGGTTCCCGAAGTTATTACCTCTACTTCCAGCAACCGGAACTGCGTTCTGCCGGAGAGGAATCTGTGTACCATAGAGGACTGAACTATGTCCAGTTTTATGGAGATCTTGTGCATGTCGATTATACGAACGGTTGCCTTACCATCTGCACTTCGCGTGAGGCGGGGTTCAATGATAGCCGTTATCACCAGATTTCAGACTTTACCAAGATCGGGGCCGGCAAACATATCGTATCCATTTCGGACAAATATATGCTCATCAACGAGAACGGTTCGCTTAACCTGTACCGGCGCACTTCGATTACCGATCATATCTTCATTGCACGTATCGGTGATGTCGCGACTTGTTGTGACCACACGTTGGCGGAGATTGCCTTTGCTGGAGACTCGCCAACAATCTGCGATCTGCATACCTATGCACATCAATACATAGGCAATACGGAAGCCTCCGGGGAGAGCGTCCTGGGGCTGTTCTACATCTATGGAGATCTCTATATAGTCCGGGAAAGAGCAATCTACAAATATGTGTCGCCAAACTAATTTGAACTTTTATGGAGATAGTAAGCATTGTTTTGAATTTCGTGCTGGCAAGTGGTCTTGTCGGGACTCTTCTCTTTTTCAGGTCAAAGAAACGAAAGGAGATGGCCGAGGCCGATCTCGCGGAGCTGGAGAATACAGAGAAGGTTGTGGCTATTCAATCGGAGCAGATTACACGGCTCGATGGCCGCGTGGAAAAACTTGAAGAAAAGGTGGATAAACTCGAGATCATTATCGAGCATAAGGATGTAGAACTGGAACGCAATCGTCTGGTTATCCGCCAGGCCTATAAATGCACGACCCCTCCGGAGCAATGCCCCGTGCTGGTCAAGCGAGCCGAATTGGACAGATCCCGCAAACAAAACAAGCAATAACATTATGGTACATAGAAAACTACCGCGAGGCTTGCGGAACTGCAACCCGGGTAATATCCGCAAATCACCCACCCGATACCTGGGTGAAGTTCAGCCATCGAAAGACCCGGCATTCAAACAGTTTGAATCGATGGCATGGGGGTATCGGGCTCTCTTTGTACTGCTGGATTCCTATTGCCGACGTGGAGTACGTACTATTCGCGAGATTATTTCCCGCTATGCACCTCCCGTTGAGAACTACACCGAGGGCTATATCCGGGCCGTGGCGGAGAGTGCGGGGCTACCGGCCGAGTCCAATGTGGATATGTCCGATCACGATCTGATGGTGCGTATCGCGGCGGCCATCTCCCGAGTTGAGAATGGCCGTGCGGCCATTCTGGCCGATGTGGAGCAGGGTTGGCAACTATATAAGACCCACAAACCGTAGAGCATATGAGCCGACGTATTGCCGACCTTCTGATAAAGATTGGAGCGGATTCCTATGAGTTTCAACAGAAAGCCCGGCAGGTGGAGCGTAGTATGGAGTCTCTTCAGAAAAAACTCTCCTCGGTAGGCAAGACGCTTTCGGTTGCACTCACCGCTCCGTTGACAGCCCTGGGGGTTGTGGCGTTGAAGAATGCCGACACCCAACAACAGGCCGAGAAACGGTTGTTGACAGCTTTGCGCGGCCGCAGTGATGTACAACAAAGGCTTATTGCTCAAGCCGGAGAACTGCAATCACGCTCAGTGCTGGGTGATGAGGTTATCATCGGTCAGCAGGCTTATCTTGCATCGCTGGGTATGACCGAGGAGCAGATTGGCCGAGTCATCGAAGCCTCAGCGCAATTGTCAGCCGCAACCGGAATGACGCTCGACTCAGCTGTAAAGAATCTTGCCAAGACCTACGGAGGACTCACGGGTGAGTTGGGCGAAAGTATTCCCAAACTCAAGGAGCTGACGGCAGAGCAACTTAAAAATGGAGAGGCCGTAGATTTTATTCTGAAGAACTACAAAGGTTTTGCCGAGGGCGCGGCTTCGGTTGGGTTAGGTGTCATGCGCCAACTCCAGAATGCATGGGGCGATTTTCTTGAGCAGATCGGCTTTGCAATGATGCCTTTGGCCACAAAGGTCACGAAGGCACTCTCTGGTATCGTATCCTGGCTTCAGACGCTTTCTCCGGAAATAAAGAGAGTCGTTGTTGCGATTGCCGGTGTCGTGGCAGCCATTGGACCGCTTACGCTTGGCATTGGAGGCGTTATCAAGATCATCCCTATGCTGGCGGCCGGATTTACGGCATTGCTCTCTCCTGTAGGTCTGATTGTTTCAGCACTGCTGGCTCTCGGGGCCGCCTTTGCCTATGCCAAGGTACAGAAGCAAAAAATGGTCGATGAGTTGGCCAATGCCGATGATCTGGCCACTCTTGAGCGTAAATTGCAGGAGAACCTGAAAAAGCAAAAAGAGATTGCGGCTGCTACGACAAAAAACCGGATTGTTCCCAATGGCATCATTGCGGGCTTTACCATTCAGAAGATTGCAGATCCTGAACAGATGACTCCACTTCGTAAGGAGTATGAACTGCTTACAAAGGCCATAGAACGCAAAAAAGAGATGCAGGCTCAGGAGCAGAAGCAACAGGAGGAGATGAATCGCATGATGGCCGTAGCCGAGCAACAGAGTGAAGCTCTGATGAAGAAGATGCAACAGGCTGCCGGGCATGGTGAAACCTCTTTGGGGTTGATCGGACGTCTGCAAAAGCAGATCGAAGAACTTGAAAAGAAAAAGTTGTTGCCGGAGAGTTCCATTGAGGATATTGCCGCCTGCAATGTGGAGATTGAGCGCTTGCGCAGGGAGTTGCAACAGCTACAAAATATAACACCGGCGGATCTTGCCCCAATCGGGAAGAATACTGCTGTTGTAACTCCGCAGATGGAGATTTCGTTTCCCCGACCGAAGTTGAAGATCGATGATATAAAGATAGCAGCATCGGAATACTCACGTCGGCTGAGGGCGATATGGGCTTCGGTGCGTGAAGGCATCTATGGGTGGGCCTCGGATAACAACACGCTACTGCAGAAGAATGTTGCCGACACGGTGGCGATGGTGGGGAACTATACACAGACGCTGACAAACAAAGGAGTGGCTTTTTCCGTTGCTCTGGAACACGTTTCACAGACCGTGGCGACAACAATGCAACGCTTCGATGAGCAGGTATCCGCATTTCTTGCAGACAGCATTGTGGCCGCAGCCGAGGCATTGGGGCAAATCATTGCCGGAGATCTCGGATTCGGAGGTCTGCTCAAAGCCATACTTACGCAGTTTGCCTCGTTTCTGCGTAATATCGGTGCGCAACTTATCGAGTTCGGAGTGATGATTATTGCGTTCAAAACGGCTCTAAAATCTGTGCTTGCGAATCCATGGGCCGCGATTGCCGTAGGCGCAGCGATGGTTGCTGCGGCCGCCATTATGACGGCTCTCATCAACAAGAATGCAAAGGATAGTGTCCCGGCTCTTGCAACGGGAGGCCTGGCATATGGCAAGACTCTCGCGCTGGTCGGAGATAATCCCAACGCAGTGGCAGACCCTGAGGTGATTGCGCCCTTGTCGAAACTGCAGGCTATGCTCCCGGCTTCCGGAGCATCGCAGAAGATACAAATAACCCTTGGCGGTCAATTGACTGCCAAGGGTCGGGATTTGGTCTATGTCCTCGGCAAGGAGAACTTCAAAACCTCGATTTTAGGAGGATAGGTCGCAGTTACTTCTGCTCAAGCAACATAACAGCCGGGACAGTTTTCCAATCCTCCGATTTGGTTTCGTATTTATAAGTTCCCACTTGATAGAAACGCTTGTTGTTCGTGACTTTAACTTCAAGACCATCATAAAAATGCGTGGTTTCGTCACCAATAAGTAAAACGGGAGTCAGCATGGAAGGCAAGGAGGATATATCAAGGTCGTTAAACCTGTCAAGGCTGATCTCCATGGCTAAAGCGTATGAGTCACTTAATGTCTGTATGATGCTGTATTGTTCTGCTTCCATCATCTGTCCTCTTTCTTCAAATGTGGTAAGGCCGGGGATGGAGGATTCGCCTTTGGCAGAACCAATGATCAACAGAACAACGATCGTCAGAAGGATACCTGAAAAGGCTCCTGCAATAAAAGTCCAGAACTTGTTCATAGTTGTAGTGGTTAGTTTCTCAAAGATAGTTAATTGCGTGAATAAAAACAAATAAAATTTATGAACGAGATCCGCATACAGGAGTTGGCCTCGGCCGCAGGGCAGATGGAGCATTTCGATGAGTTTGAGTTCATTGTTGATGTTCCGCAGGCGGAGGCCTCGATGAAAATCCGTGGTAAGGAGTTGCAGGAACGGGTAGCACCCAAGGCACATACGCATCCCATAGCCCAGGTGCAAGGATTACAGTCGGCTCTTGATGAGAAACTGAACCGTTCGGGAGGATCTATTCAAGGAGACTTCTCGGTCGAAGGCAATGCCTATATGCGCAATTTGCGCCTTGAGGAGTTTCTGGACGTGCCTGAATTCCGTTATAACCGTGTCGAGACCACGGTGGGTGATAAATGGAGTGCTCCGGGAGCCGGTGTCGTGTTGGCCGTAGACAAGGACAATTGTCGTCTAAGCCTTAAACTTGAACCTGGCGAGGTTGCATCGTTGCGTAGGGATGATCTTTGTATGGGCATCTTCAAAAGTTCAACGGTGGGGAACTTCACGGAGCCTACGGAGGACAGCGATGACTCAAAAGGCATACGGACCTTTGCCGGATTTACAACCTGCTATTTCCGGCTGGTTGAGTGTCTCGATGAGCAGACTTTCGGAGAGTGGAGATATGAACTGCGCGAGGGTTTTGCGTATCATCCGACAGAGATGATGAACATCGTGGCAATAGGCAATGCTACCGATACCTCACGCCAGGCTTCGCACTATACAACGCGAACCTATGACCGCTATCTGGTCGGAATGAATACCTGGACGATCGGAGTGGAGAACATCGCGGCACAGTTCGGAGATCTGGCGAATCTTGCAGCACACGGGCTTGATATGCGCGGTTATTCTGCTTATCTGAAGAACGTCTACCTCCAGGGATACATAAGCGACGTATTGGGAGATAACTGGTTCGACTCACGAACGGGTGACGTGCAACTATATAACCGCACAAGTGGTTGCGGAATCTCATTCAAAGGGGGAGTATTGCGTTTCGGACGCATTGATCCCCTGCGCCCGGAGGAGGGTACAGACCTTGATGCGCTTCAGGCAGAACTCGATTCTGCTTGTGATACGTTGGCAAAGATAAACTCCGATGAGGTGGTGTCCCCCATCGAGAAGTCCTTTCTAAAAGAGCGTTTGCATGACATACGTTCCGAGTATGAGCAGTTGCTTCTCGATGCCGATACTTATCTTGTCAGAGAGTACAGACGCGTAACCGCCACAGCCGGCCGCATTGCAAATTCGCAGCTACGCATCATCCGTAAAAAGGATGCCGCGTGGGACGACTATGTCAATGCCTATATTTTGGCGGTAACGGCTATCGAGAAATATACCCGGTCAACTCCCGAGTATATTACCATCGAACCCGATTTCCAGGATATTGTAGCTTACTATGAGGCTCGCGCTATAATCGTCAAAACGATACGTGCCGCATCCGAAGAGCAAGAACAACAGAGTGACCTGGAATATCTGCGCGATAATTTCCGCGATGCAACGACTGAAATAGATGGTCAAAGTGGTGTGGTATTGTCAGGGTTTGTCGGGGTAAAGGATGAGAATAATGCCCGGGTTGTGGCCGGTATGGCCGGCAGTGCCATTTCGGGAACGGTTGATGAGAAGCACGGTAAACTGATGCTCTTTGCCGGAGCAGATGGTATACAGAATGCAGGTACGGCCAAGACCCGAATCTACGAAGATGGACATATAGAAATGGCTACGGGGGTATTCTCGGGGCATATACGCATTCCATTCAAAACATTGCGAGAAGAAGGCACCCGCTATAACACCGCTACACGGAAGTACACCGTGGACAGGAATATGAATCTGCAAACAATTGGCGAGCAATATCAGGACTATAAAATATGGATCAATCTTCCGACCTCAAACGAGTATATCGGCAATGTGCTGACATTGTATGACACACCTGTGAGAACACGCTCCTCTCCGGATATCATCCTTGCCGTAGACGATGTCGAGTCGGGCATACTCTCATCGATCAAGCAGAATGATTTCGGATTTGACAGGATGCAACGAGTGAAGTGTTATGCGGGAATCCTGCAACTTGTTGCCGTACCCGGGATATATGCGGGCAAGTGCTGGTGGTTGGTAACTTACCTGCAAATGTGTTGCTTTGAAGAATACACTGAATAAATATATTGTATGGCAGTAACAGCAAACGGCGTAACCATCGGAGATCTTACGCAAACCAGCACAATGTCGCCTACCGACCTGTTGGAAATAGAGCGCGGAGGGCAGGCATACGCAATAACTTATGAATCATTGATCGTTCAGTTGGAGGATTCGCTCGGAATAGCGGAACTTGCCGCTTCACTCGCACAAATCATCGGATAACTTATGGCTGATTTTACACCTCTCATATCACGCCTTTCACAAGTACGTTCGCTCTTTGCCCTTCATATCGCTGCCCAAGGGGCTTCTGCAACCTTAACGGACACCTTGTATGAACTCGCGTACAAAGTAAAGCAAATTCCGAGTGGCATACAGTACGTCCGATCGGGATACCAACTTTTTAAGGGTAATACATCATTGAGCAAATTGCCTGCATACCTGGATTTCCGACAGTTGACATCTATGTATCAGATGTGTTACGGATGTACGGCTCTCACGCAGGTCGGAGTCCTTGAAACGGCCAATGTCACCAATATGATGTGGGCATTCTATGGTTGCGAGACTCTGACCCGTATTGATGGATTGGATACTTCGGCCATAACCTCCGCATCGGAGTTGTTTCACGGTTGCTCTTCGTTGGTGACAATTGTCCAGCCTCTCGACTTCAGTAATGTGAAATCGCAGATTGATACTACATTCACCGCCTGCAGAAACCTGGAGAGTGTATCCTTTACCGGTACGATCTCGGTAGATATTTGGGTTAACGGTTGCCCAAAACTTACGCTTGAGAGTCTTCTCTCCCTGCTTAATGCTTTAGCCGATGGCGTGACGGATAAGACCTGCACGCTGGGAGCAAAGAATCTTGCCAAGCTCTCCGAAACACAAAAAGCAATCGCCACAAGCAAGGGCTGGACATTGCAATGAAAAACCAGGCACCTTATGTCGGTGCCTGGTTGCCGTTGTCGGCTCTATGGAGGAGTGGTTTTATGCCAGGCCGGCCGCTACTGCGAACTTCTGTACCTCACGCTGATGTTGCTCTCGACGGACAGACTCCTTGGATGGAGTCAGGGGAGCAGTGAAGATTCCGTTGAGCTTCGCGGCGAGACTCTCCATATCTACGTTGATTTTCTGGTCGGTGATACGGGCGTAGATTTGTGTCGTGCGCACATTCGTATGCCCAAGCATCTTTGAGACGGTTTCGATTGGCACGCCATTTCCCAAGGTAATGGTTGTGGCAAAAGTGTGACGGGCAACGTGAAAAGTTATGTTCTTGTTGATCCCGCAGACTTCGGCAATCTCTTTCAGATACTCGTTGCACTTCTGGTTTGACGGTATGGGGAGCAGACGTTTGCCTTTACGGAAGTGTTTGTATTTCTCAATAATCTGGAGTGGCACATCCAGCAGTCGCACGTTGAACGGGACTTTGGTCTTCTGTCGATGAAAACTGATCCAGGTATTGCCATCAGCCCATACATTCAGCTGGTCTTCCGTGAGGTTGTAAACATCAATGTACGCCAATCCTGTATAGCAGCTGAATATAAATATGTCTCTGACCTGCTCCAGCCGCAGGCTTTCAAATTCCTTATTGTACAAACGGGAAACCTCTTCGATCGTGAGGTATCCCCGGTCCACCTTGTCAAGGTGTAGTTTTTGTTGCTTGAAAGGGTCTGCTGCAACCCATCCGTTGTCTTTTGCCATTTTATATATGGAAGCAAAGCGGTGGATAAACTTTACTGCAGTATTATTGTTGAGCCGATGTGCCGAGCGTAGCCAAAGGTATAGTTTGTCCAAAAAACGCTTGTTGATATCCTGCAAGGGAAGGTCACTTACCTTGAATTCATCCCGGAGAAACTCCTGCAGGCGATTACGGCAAACCTTATATCGGAAGAAGGACTCCTGGCCGTAATCCTGTGTCAGTACAAGTTTCTCGTAGTCCTCAATGTATTTATTGCACAACGCAATGAGTGTCATACTGCGCTCGTCCTGGCAGAGTATGGAACTCTTGATCTTACTTGCCGTTATTACCTCGCCGCGATAAATCATATCATTGTACTTGCGTTTGATCGTGGCGTGAAAATCGAACAGGGTGCTGTTGATCACCTGTTCCTCATGTGTTTGTCCCTTAGTCTTGTACTCCAGGGGAAGCCATCGTTCGGGTTCTATGTACATCTTGGTCGAAAAGTGTACCATCTCCCCGTTGACGGTAATGCGTGCTACGATGGGTGCTTTGCCATCAGGACGACATTTGCCCTTTTGAATGACGAAAATCACGCTGAAGGTGTTCTTGCTTGCTTTTTTGTCTGCTTTCAT